GTTAAGACTCCAGTCACCTTTCCATTCTTGACCATCGGACATCAATGCCCAATTTGCCGCTGTTAAATCTGATTGGAATTCTGATGCCGCAGTATGATTTACTACACAGATATATGTTCTACCACCATATCTTACTACATCATCTACTGAATAAAGTGCTCCTGTGTACCAAGAACCTTTCCATACAAAACGTATTCTACCTAATTTAAACTCTGCCATGGGTTAATATATCCTCTGTTTAAAGTTATTTATCATTATGAGCCATATCCGTTAGATGGGTCATTTGCACTAACCGGATCTCCTTCATTTAGTTCGGTACTTGCTGTTCCTCCTGTAAAGAAGTTTAAAGCCATTAAGTAACCGCCCATTCCACCATTTAAATTGGTTACTCCTGGGAAATTTACAACACCGTTTGTCGGGAATGCTTCGTTGAATATTTCTCTGTTTCTAACTTTTATTTGACCTGCTCTGAAACCAGAAACGTTCAAGTTAGCACCACCACCTGATACTCTATTACCAATAAAAGTTACTATTGCTCTTTGTGTTGGTACAATATTGTCTGAGTTAGCAGACATCGTAGCATCTGTGCTGAATTCTCTAATTACAACTTCTGTTCCACCTAATACAACACCACCTAAACTTAATTCTGATAAACCTTGTAGGTTGAATAAATCTGCGTTAAGAGTAACAATACCTGTTGCCTGTTCAACTTCAAATAATTCTCCAACTCTAAAGTTACCATCTTGGTCAGTTGATGTGTAGAATACTCTACCACCACCATTGTTTGCAACTTCTCTTGCAGGTTGTGGTTCATAACCTGTTGTGTATCCTGTATTTGTATAAAGTGTTGGATAGTTCGTAGTTGTAAATCCTCCAGTACCGATATCTAAGAAGTCATGTCCTGTCAATCTTATTTGTGAATATTGTTGTCTAATTGTAAATGTTTCTTCATGATTAGGAGATTCATTAGATTTTAGACTTGGTGATATTCTAAATTGTGCTGAAATGTTAGGAGCAGTTCCTTGAACATTTGTAATTTGAGTAACTCTGTAAATTTGATCATCAATATTATTAATGTATAATAAATCTCCTGGACCAGGTTCTCTTGATAAATCTTTAACTTGAACTACTTTACCAATTTGGAATTCATCTTTGAATCCATCTCCATCGATAGTTGCACTTACGTTTATAAATCCTGTTCCTCTGTTAGTAAATGTTGGTTGTCCTAATACTCCATTAGCCGTTCTTGCTTGAACACTTACGTCTATTGTGTTAAGATTGTCAGTAATTGAAACTGTTGGAGAACTACCATAACCTGAACCTGGATCAAGAATCTGAATTTTAGATACTTTACCAGCATTTGTTATAACTCTACAAAGAGGTGGAGCACCTTTTTTCAATACACTTAAATTACTCATTGGTGCTGTTGATAATGGAATAAAATAATTACCTCCTGATCTTCCGCCAACTATTCTTCCGAACGTTCCTGATAATGTAGTTAATTGTTTCCAACTTACACAGTCATAACTGTAAGCAACTTCACCTGAAGGTGTGATTGCAACAAAAGTTCCTTGAGACCAAGTTACGTTATATGGTCCTGTGTGTGGAGGAGTATCTGATTCCGTCCATACTGTTGTTGCACTTGTTGAACTTTGTGCCACGTTAGCATTAGAAACAAAAAATTTGTTTGCTGATGTTGAATCATCAAATGGTGAATCTTGTACAGTTGCAACAAATTTTCCACCTAAGTATTGTAAAGAATTTACAAGATATCTTGCGCCACCGATGTCAGCCGCTAACTGCCATGTTACACCATCATCAACTGATTCCCAAGTTTGACCTAGGTTGTTTGATAATATAAACAATCCGTTACCTGCCGCCGCATAATGGAATACTGGAGTTGATCCATCGTATGGTTCAACTTGTTGGTTGGTCCATGTGTTACCTTCATCAACTGATCTGTACACCACACCAGTTCTTGAAGCAACAATCCATGTACTTTGATCATATGCAACACCTGTGAAAATATCAGCACCTAAATTACTACTGATGTCACTCCAGTTAGCACCATCTTGAGATCTTGCTACTGTACCATCAGTTGAAACTGCCATAAACCAATTAGCGCCACCTTCAAAGTCTGTCCAGTTTGCTGTTGGAACTGCATTTGCAGTTGTCCAGTTTGAACCATCTGTTGATCTTAAACCTCTTCCATTACCTAGTAACACAGTTACATTAGACGCACCTACTCTTCTTTCTGCACCTATGTCATAATTTCCTGCAAGTGGAATACTTGCTGTTGTATTACTGTATGCTGGTTCTGAAACTTGAATTCTAGGTTCAATAAAATATTTTGTTGAAGGATCCAATAGAGGTTCAATTTTAAATCCACCTAAGAAATGTTGCCAACCAGGTGTGTTATCGAATTCTTTTCTAACTGTACAAACTTTTGTAACTTCATTAAATGAATCAATTACTGCATATTGTCCTCTGCCTGTACCTTCCCAAATATAAATTCTTTGTCCAACTGTTTGTGCAGTTGTGCCTTGGAATTGTTCATTAAGTTTGATAGATGTTGAATCACCTGTAATTGCTGGTCCTGATTTACTTGTATAACCGGCACCACCTGCTGGTGTAGAATCACCTGGACCTAATATTCTAATTCTGTTTACAGCATTATCTCTTGTATTTTCATATGCAATAGAACCTGCCGCACCTTCACCTGAACCTGTAATTGTAATTGTTGCAGATGTGTAATCTTGTCCTGCGTGATCATAAGCAAAAGCAAATATTTCGTTTTCATCATTGTAAACTTTATCTACTGTTGCTTCTCCTGTTCTGTTGTTAAATTTACCTGTAATTGGAGTTTCAGTTGGTGTAACACCTTCTGCAACTGAACCAAAATCTCCATAAGAGTTATTTCCGTTTGTTGCTCTAACTTTTCCGCCATTTGTTGCTAGATAACCTATGTGACAATAGTATGTGAACACAGAAACAAGTTCTGATTTACCTTCTCCGTTTGCCCAATAACCAATACCATCTGAAATCACTTGCGTAAAATCATTTGCAACAATTGATTTGTTACCGCCTGCGTGTAGATCTCCATCTACCTTCATTCCAATACAACCAGTTCCAAATGTTGAAACGTTTTGTACATAACATGATTTACTTGTAATCCAAGCACTTGCATCATTGACACCTGTTCCTGGATTTAAAGTTACAAAAGCACCACCTGTTGGACGTTTAGTTCCATACTGATTCATGGCACCTAATGTTCCTGTTAAACCTTGTAGTGTCATATTTCTTATACCAGTTCCGTTGTTTACTCTAAACATATCGTAACCAGTTTCGTAACCTGCCGCAGGTTTCACTGTTGTGCTTCTTAATTCATCTCCTACAAGTGCAACATCTCTTGGCACTGTAATAGGTAAAATTTCTTCATAGATTCCTGTTTTAATGAATATTGTTGCAGGTGCTCTGTTTGCCAAATCACCGTTTATGTAATCACAAGCATACTTGATTGTTTTGAATGGCGAACTTAATTTGTCTCCTGCTGATTCTAAATCAACACCTTCTGGTGCAACATAGTAAACTTTGTTTACTTTTTCAAAATCTTCCCAGAAAGGATAACTGTTATTTCCTACTTTTAATAATTGTCCTGATGTTCCAATTCCTATTCTTAATCTTGTTGAATCATCTGCTTGAGTTTTCATATCTCCTGGATATTCTAGTACGTTTGGAGTATGACCTTGTGCAACTAATACCCAATATGGTCCAACATTTTCTGATGCAAAATCTAATGGTGGTTTAGCATCTGAAGAATTTGCTTCATGTTTTAAAATACATTTGTAAAGTGTGCCTGCGACTGTTACAAGATCGCCTGGAAAATAAGTATGCTCACCAACTACTCCGCCTATATTTGTATCTACCCAAGGACCTCTGAACATATTTCCTGTGACCAATAACTGCCATGGGAAAGGATCATCTGTACCTGGATCGTATACATCTCTTGTGTCTGGTCCAATGTCGGAATGTGTTCTAACAGCGATGTATAAATCACCACCTGCTCTTACAACATCTCCTGTTTTGTAAACATACGGTTGAAGTTGACCATTTTGTATAGTTTGTCCTACCCATTCTCCTTTGAATGTGTAACCTAAAACCTGTGCTTCCCAAGTATTTGTAGAATCATTAAGTGTTGGAGTGATACCAATGTTACTTACAAGTGCAACATAAGTGTAACCTCCGTAAAGTACGATATCACCTTGTTGATAATATTGTGATTCATTCCAAAGATCTTCGTATTCTAATCCTGGCACGTATAAATTGAAGTTTGCTTCAACCATTCTAGGTTCAACTGCCCAATGACCTTGAGTCACTTGCCACATACCTGGAGACCATCTGACTATTTCATTTGGTCTATATCTTGTGCCTCTTGCATAATCTCCAACATAACTAATTCCAGTAAGAACTAATTCCCATTGATCTGTATTTGATTCTAAACCATCATTTGTATTATTTGCTGTTCCTGTAATTGAAACTGATTGAATTGCACCCGAACCATCAACTGTGTTTACTTGGATAACAGCATCATGTGTACCAAGATCGCCACCAATGGCTGTTCCAACAATATTAAATGTGTTTAAGTTTGCGTATCCTGAACCTGCATTCGTGATGTTTACATAATAAGTTGTTCCTACTCTCCAAACAAAAAATGCCGCATTTGTTCCAGTTGCTCCAGTTGTGTAAGCAGGATTCGTCCAGTTGTTGACTGGTGCTGATCTGTGACCTGTTAAACATCTATAAATGTTACCACCATATCTTACAATATCATCTGGATAGTATAAAGTGTTTTCCGTCCAAATATTTCTCCAGTTGTCTGATCTTGAATATTGATCCCAGAAACTTGCATGGAAAGCCAAACCAGCGTCTGCTGTTGATGATGTGTGTGCTGTGTTACATTTCCAAATTGAACCACCGTAAATTACAGTTTGATCAACATTGTATAATGTGTTTGGTTGCCATATACTTTGCCAATCTTCTCCACGTGCAAAGTAAACCCATTTTAATTCGTCACCTAATACACCGTTGTTGGCATCTGCATTTGAAATATGTCCTTCAATACATTTGTAAATTAGACCACCAACTTTTACCAGTTCACCAATTTTGTAAAAAGTAGCAGGTTTCCAATCTCCGGTCCAACTTTGACCATCCATCATCTGTGTCCATTTAGGAGTAGATGAATTTAAATCGTTATAAAAATTTGAATCTGATGTGTGTACTTCAATACAAACATAAACTTTTGCACCGAATCTTAAAACGTCATCTTTTACATAGAGAGTGCCTGCTGACCAATCACCTCTCCATTTAAAACGTATCCTATCTATTCGAAAATCTGCCATTGATTAATTCCTTAATACTATTTATTTCCTCTAACTACTATAAGGTTCAACGTATCCTGTATACGCCTGTGCCTCGTTAACTTTTAATACTAATTCACCGTCTTTATTCACATAGTAAAATAGGTTTCTTCCGTCCCATTTGTACTGCTCATAAACAAGATTATCATAAACTTTTCTATGCTGTTGATCTCTACCTTCAAAGAAATCTTCACCTCTAGAAAAGTTATTGTAATTTGCGTCAATATTACCAGGTCTATTCAATTGCACACCATCTTCCAGTTCAAGTAAATCTGCTTTCACCATGTATAATGTACCGTTGTCAGTTCTGCGTAAACCATAGAAATATCTGCTGTTTGCCAGCGATTTTTGTAATTCATCTATGCCTACTCCAAAAACTTGTGCCATCTATTAACTCACTATGTTTATTGTGTTACCCATACCTCCATGGATTGTACATTGATAATACAATGTGCTTGGTGCATCCATAGGTACTGTAAAACTTTGTGTTCCACTTTGTGATCCACTTAATCCTGATGTGTAAGGAGACCCACCATTAGAAACTCTTATTTCAAATGGGTGATTTGTTCCTGTTGTGTTAACAAAAACGTAAGTGTGACCTCTCATTAAGTATAATACTGGATCATTTTTTGCACTAGGGAAACCTGGACCACTAAATGTATAATCACTTGCGCCGTTGTTACCAATTGTCCATCTTATTACTGGACCATTTTGTAAAACCCAACCACTGCCATTGTAATATAATACATCACCTTGTGCCGCTCCAGAAGCCGTAACATCTGATAAATCATTTAAGGCTGTTGAAGCCGATGAACCTGTAACAAATTCTAATGCAGTGCCTGATCCATTTACTTTTACAAATCTTCCTGCCGCTCCTGAAAAGTTAGCAGGAGTGTCTGATAAACCTGCAAAAGTAGTTGGTATACTTGGCTTGTTAGACAAGTTATTGTAATTTAAAAAGTACGTGCTATCTAAACCATCTAATGTATCTGCGTCTAATCCGCCACCACCTGATGTTGCATCATTTGCCGGTGCCCATTGTGAACCGTTCCATTTCAAAACTTGTCCTGATGTTGGTGCAGTTGTTGTTGTATCTACATCTGATAAAGCATCAATTGAAAAATTGTTTACAAGAACCAAACCGTCACCAGTGCCGTTGACTCTTAAAAATCCATTTGCATAACCTGAAAAAGTTGTTGGCGTATCTGTTAGTGCCAAGAAGGTAGTTGCTCCACCTCCGCCGCCACCGCCTGCTTGTATGGTTTGTGGTTTCCATTTACTTGTACCTTGATCCCAAACAAGTGCTTGTCCGTTTGTTGGAGCCGCTGTTGAAGTATCTACATCCGATAAAATGTCAATGGATTTATTCTCGTCTGCGAGTTTAACCCATGCACCTGCGTGAGCATAGTAAGAAGCATTCTCGTTATGAACGTGGGCGAACATTCCGTGATATGTACTTGCACTAGGCAGATCTGAAAGATTACTGTATAAAAAACTTACTTTGTTAGAACCTGTTGCATTTAATAATTGATTGTTGACAATAGTCAGTGCTGTGCCATTTCCAAGTGCAGTGTATAATTCACTGAAATTGGAATTCAGTTTTGTACCAGCATCACGTAACGAGTCACCTTGACCATCGTTAGGTAGAATACCAGTATTAATTAGTTGTCTTGTCATTCGTTTCCTCCCACGTTTTTAACTTCTATCGAATGTTATTTCATTACTATCCATATTATATGTTGTCTTATCAAATGTAAACGGAGTAGTTTCTGTAACTACTGTTTCATCTGTTTGTGGATATGTGATAGCACCATCTCCACGATTACTGTTCAATCTAACAACAAATTCTCCTTCATCATTGATGTAATAATTTAAATTAACATCATCCCATCTAAATTGTTCGTACTTTAAATTTTTAAATGGTTTACTATGATTTAAATCTCTTCCTTCATAAAAATCATAACCTTGATCAAATTCTTTGTAGTTGTCGTCAATGTTTCCTGGTAAATTAATTGTTACCGGATCATTTGCTGACAGTTGGTCAACTTTTCCAATATATAATTCTCCTTCGTCGGTTCTTCTCAAACCATAGAAGTAACGATCTTTTACACCGTTTTCTAAATATACATTTGTATCTTGTCCAACTGTATTCGACATCTTAACTTATCTCCACATAACTTAACACACAATCAAGTGAGTCGTTAATGTTTGACTGTACGTTTAAACTGTTTTGACTTGCTACAATTAATTTTTCTCCTGAGTTCAACACACGTAAACTAGAGTTTGGTGCAATCAAAACATCTTTTACTATAAAACCTGTGACTGAATCTGGTGTTGCTGTTAATGTTACACTTGCTTTTACAACTGATTCAGTTAAATTTGCTAGAACTAATCCAACAACTGTTGAATAAATTGAAATTGGTGCTGTGTACACCGAAACAGGAACAGTTCCAATGTTTTTTGTTACATTATTTCTAAAATTTGTTGCCATTCTTTTTTATCCTAACGTTACCGCAATTTGTACGGCTATTTCTGTTGCATCAATAATACTTACAGCGCCTGATGAACCTGCAATTGAACCCCATTGATTACCGTCATAAAGTTCAACCCTTTCATCGTTGGTGTTATATCTAATCATACCCAACAATGGAGTGGTCGGTCTATCAGCACCTGTACCAACTGGCAGTACAAATCCACCAGAATTTGACACATCAATATACCCACTTCCAGTAGTTTTAAACACTAATGGAGAAGATATAACATTAGTTATCGTATTTCCGGAGAATCTGAAGTCTTCAATCCTAATTGTGCCATTTCCATTGGCATTTAGGATTAAATCTTGGTCAGTTTGGACAGTTGTTAGTGTATTTCCACTAATTTGTATGTCGTCCACCCTTAAAGTTGTGACGTCAAATCTTGTTGGACTCACATTGGCTACCAATGTGTTGCCTGCATAAAATCTTATAGTATCATCGTCAGCACCAGGAGTCTGTTCTGCTGTGATATACGTGTCTCTATCAAGGTCATAAACACCAGTAAGTGCTACCCAGTTTGTACCATTATATCCTTCAAACACAGTATCATCTGTGTTGTATCTCATCATACCAGCAACTGGTGAACCAGGTCTTTGTGCTGTTGTACCTGATGGAATTCTAATTGAACCTGTACCTTGAACTTTAAAAATATTACTTGCAGGATTAACAATGAAATCTCCTGATGTGTTTGTAATTGTATCATTTTGTACAGCAAAATTTTCTAGTGTTACGTTACCTGTACCACTTGCTCTAATGTCTAAATCTGCATTTGTGTTATTGGATTGTATAACATTTCCAGTAATATTAATACTATCAATTTGTGCCTCTTGAGCAAACAAAGTATTCCAATTTTTAGTTGGACTTCCTAAATCATATGTTGTATCAATATTAGGAATTAAATTAGAATCGATGCCAGCAGATATTGTAATTTCGTCTGTGGCTTCGTCACCAATTGTTACATTACCACCGATTGTAATGTCACCTATTACTGAAAGGTTTCCGTTGACATCTACATTATCGTTGAAAACAGTATTATTACCAAATGAATCTAATGTTAAATCACCAGATGTAGTTGTGATTGTGTTGCCAGATAGTTTTACATTTCCAGTTTCAATTGAACTTCCTGAAATTACTGTAACATCAGATCCTGTTGTAAACGTAAGTGCTTGGTCAACATCTATGTTTAAGTTTGCACTAGTAAAATCTACTTGTCCAGTGTTTTGATCAACTCTAAATTGATCACCAACTCTAAAGTCTCCTTTGTGGTCAACTGAACTAAAAAATATTTTTGCACCATTTGTTGCAACAACTTCATTTGCTTGTATAACTGTGTTTGCATCGTTGTCTACATGGTAGTCGTTTCCAATGTAAGCAAAGTTATGACTGATAAGATACATTCTAACACCTGGACCGTTACCTTTCATTCCAAATGTTCCGTAAATTGATGCTGATGCTATTGATCTTACTTCAGCACCAAAGTCTGCATAATCAACTAAAGTAAATGCTGTTGCCGTTGCACCATTACTAAATCTAATATCTTGTGCAATTAAATTTTTATCTAAAAATATTGTTGATCCATTGTTACCATCAAAGTTAGCAACTAACACAGTGTTTGCATTACCAATTGCACCAACAGTTGGTGGAGTAAAGTTTCCTGTGTATACTGCTGAACCTTTGTATACTCTAAATTCATCAATGTAACCTGTTAAACCTAATGTTTGATTCCAATTGTTTCCAATTACAAGTGGTTTTGCACCACCTAAGTCTTGGTTTACTGTTGCAGAACCTACGTTTTGTCCAGCAACATACATTGTTAAAGTACCACTCTGTCTTACAAGAGCAAAATGTGTCCAAGTGTTTAAATTAAATCCTTGTGAACCTGATATAACCTCCGAACCGTTGATATAAACTTTTGGTCCATTGTTTGTTACATAGACATATAAACTGTTTTGTAGTGCGGCACTTGTTCTCATATCAAATAATGCTGTTGATTGTAGTGCTGATAGATTACCCCAGAAGTCTATTGTAAAATCTCCTGTGCCAAATCCAAAGTCTGCGTTAGTGTTTATTTTTGCCGCATCGCCTGTGCCACCTAATTGCAAACTTGCAGATCCAAATTTCTTTTCCGCTGTGTTAAGTTGTGCATTACCTAAAGCATTAATTGTTTTTCCATTTTGTTCTGCTGGTAAAATAAATCCTAAAGATTTTCCATTAATAAAAATTTTATCATTATCTACTGCCGCAATGGTACCTGATGCAACCAATGATCCGCCAACATCGTAATAAGAAATAGTATTTCCTTGAGTAATTGCACCACCAGATAAACCTGAAACTCTTAATTGTGTTGTACCTGTGCCTTTTAAGCCGTTGACACCATCGTAGGCATTAATCGATGTTGTTGCAAAGTAAGTGAAACTGTTTAACCATTCAACCCTTGCACCATTTGTAAGTGTAATTGCATCGACACCTGGAGTAATAAAGGTTGCGTTTTGAAATAGTACACTTGCTTCTTGACTGCCTGGAGCCGCTAATTCGCCATCAAAAAATCCACCTCTACCAGCATCGCCTGCCAAGAAACCTCTTGGGTCTTCCGCTGTTGATGTTGTTCCTTGTGTGATTACAGAAACGTTTCTAATGTACGGAGATCTGTTTGTTATTGTAAATCCAGTACTGTCATCGTTTCCTGTAGGATTAAATCTAAATGCGTATCCTGTATTATTACCAACATCGTAGTAAAAATTTTTAATAGTTAGGTCTTCAATTGTTACTTCACCATTTAAAATAAATGCATCTTTTGTATTTGTTGCGCCACTAGGTTGAATGTTTACTGCTCTTAGTCCATCACCTCTGATTGATACGCCTGTTGGCACATTTAACGGAAATGCTTCTGTGTATGTGCCTGGATATATGTATACGTGATCGCCTGCTATGGCAACTGCCAATGCTTGTTCGATTGTTGCATAAGGATCATTTTGGTGAGTACCTGAATTACTGTCATCACCGTTTGTTGCAACATATATTACTTTACCTGGACGTGCTGTTAAGTTTAGTCCTTGTACTGTGATGTTTCCTGAAAGTGTTAAGTTATCAACAGTAAGGTTATTTGCATACACATTGTTCCAACGTTTTACAGCAGAACCAATGTTGTATGTGTTAGATACATCAGGCGTTAAGTTAGACGTGATATCAGCATTAATAGTAATTGAGTCTGTATCACTATCACCTATTTGAATATTACCATCTGCTCTAATATTTCCTGTTGCGTGTATATTTCCGTTTACTTTTGTGTTACCATGTACTTCTAAAATACCAGTACCACTTGTTTGAATTTCAAAATTTTGGTTTGTGTCTGTTGCTGTAATAGAATTACCAGCAATTATAAGGTCATCTACCTGTAAATTATTGTTGTATAAAATGCCATCTGGAGCAGTTAAGTTCAACTGTCCAGCAGTTGTTGTTATAGAGTTACCTGATATTGTGATTTGACCAATGTCTAATTGACCTGTTGCTTCTAAGTTTGTTGTACGTGCTGTTCCAACTACATCTAGTGGATATTGCGGAGTAGCGGTCTTAACGCCGATCCTATTGTTTATTACATCAATGTATAACAAGTCAGTCTCAAAAGCCAAGTTTGTACCTTGTCGTAACAAGTTTGACTTTAAGAGTTGACCCGAAATTCGACCAACGGCCATTGTTTACTCCTTTTTAGCACGGGGATCTTGTCCCACCAACCTACCTTTTCACCTTACACTGTTCGCAAGTTCTTCCCGGGTTGAACCAGGGTTTGTCCTGTTGTATCTGGTCTGATAACAACATTAATATTATTTATAGTATTTTGGTTTTTAATATAGTACACGGTTAATATATACTAGTTTAATATAAGATTGTATAATACATTTAAATCTTGTGCAAACTGTTCTGTAACTGTAATTTCCTGTAAACCAGTGGCTGATTTCCAGCCATTTGCTGTGTAAACTTCTAACGTTGACGAGTCTTGGTTCCAAAATAGTTCACCTGCTCTTGGTGTTCTTGCATCTCGCTCTGCTTCAGTACCATAGTGTCCTCTGTATGCCTGGGTAGTATCAAAGTGAATATATCTGTTGGCTTTAGGTGCTGTACCTGTTAATACAAAGTCAGAGTTGGTAACTGTGTTAAGGAATGTGCCGCCAAATACTTCAAAATTTGAAGTATCCATGAATATTTTACCATTGCCATTTGCTTGTAAAGATGCCTCTGGATTTAACGCTGTACCTGTAGTTATTTGATTATTATCTATAGCAAACTGATCCTGTGAACTTAATCGATTTGCAACAAAATTTCCTGATCCATCTATTGTTCCTACAGATGTGCCACCTGCTATGAAGTCAAATTGATTATTTGAAAGATCAATATAAGTGTCATAATCTCCATCTCTTATTCCACCAAATGGAATCTTACCAGTAGAAAATGCTTCAAAATTTTGTCTGTCTGTGTCATATCTTATTGCATTACCTTGGGCAGGGTCTTGTGCAGTTGTACCTGCTGGAACTTCAATATTTGACAAACCTGTAAATTGTAAACTGTTTCCACCAACTCCAAATCCAACATCACCAGCACTTTGAATTTGTGTATTGAAAGATAAATTTTCTAAATTTACTGATCCTGTTCCACTTGCTTTTAAATCTACAGAACTGTTAGAATCAGTTGCTCTAATAACATTATTTGTAATTTCAATTCCATCAAATATTGCTTTGTTTAAATTTGCTTGTTTCCAATTTTTACTTGCACTACCTAAATTATGTTTATTATCCTGTGCAGGAATTAAATTGTTTTGCAATTCTTGTGCAAAGTCAACAGTGTCTCCTGGTTGGTCTCCTATATTAATACCTGATCCTGATATCGTTGCATCGCCTGTAACATTTAAATTTTGCATCATTGTGGCATTACCATCTATCACAGTTTTGCCAGAAGCATTAATTGTTAAACCATTTTCCAATGTAGAAATTGCATTGGCAGAAATTCTAAAATTCGGCACATCTATTTTTGTAGCATCAATTATAGTAGTTGCACCAGGTGTTCCAACTGTCAATGTTGAACCTCCTAGATCTGAATCAGTTACATTTATACTTGTTGTACCTCTACCTAAATCTACTATAAAGTTTTCACCAACTCTAAAATCTCCGTCTTGATCTTGACTTACAAAATGAACCTTTGCGTTGTTTGTTGTGACAACTTCATTTTCTTGATTTACCAAATAGTCATCATTTTCTACATCTTTTCCTGTGCCAACATAAGCAAAGTTATGACTTATTAAGTATGCTAAACAACCATTACCATCTGCTACCACGCCTTGATTACCATAAATTGTAGCACTTGCAATTACTCTTGCTTCATTCATTGTGCCCTCGGTGACAGCATTTGCCGACGCACTTTTAAATAAGTGTGCTGTTGTATTACTTGACACACCAACATTACAAGTGATAGAAGTCGCAGTAGTATTTGTAATTTTAACTTTTCTACCGGAATAAGGATCTGTTGATCTAGGGTAAGTGTGATCTGTTGAATGACCATCCATTGCACACGTAAAAGTTAAACTATTGTCTGCAATAGTAATTGATTCGCCTACTCTCATTGAGTGATTACCAACAGTCAAAGTCATTACACCAGTTACTGGATCGTAAGTACCTGCTGATGGTGTGTATTGATTTAATGAGTGTTGCATATACAAACCTCTGTTTGCAAAGTAAGTAAAGCAATCTATAAATTCAATTCTTGAGCCATTTTTTACTGTGACTGCATCTACACCTGGAGTTATAAAAGTTACTCCATTGAATAGCATACTTGTTCTTGGAGAAGCAGTGTCTAATACATTTGAATCTAACAATGCACCTTTACCTGCATCTCCAGATGCAAAACCTCTTGGGTCTGATGCCGTTCTGTTAGAACCTTGTGTGATTACACTTACGTTTTGTATGTAAGGTGATTTTGAAACTATTCCGGCGTTTTGTGCAAATCTAAATCCGTAACCAACATCTGTTGCTGAATTATATTGGAAGCCAGTGATGGATAAGTCAGAAACCATAGAAGCATTGTTTAATATAAATGCATCATTAAATCTTCCTGCCACTGTAGGTTTAATTGTAACTGATCTAATACCTGCGCCTTTTACAGTAACGTTTTCAGGTACCTCTAACGGAAATTCTTCTATGTATGTGCCAGGTAAAATATGTAATTCATGTGGACCAGCAGAACTTTCTTGTATGTAACTTAAGGCGTGTTTTATCGTACCAAACGCAAAGTTAGGATGATTACCTGCTAAATTGTCTGCGCCATTTGTACTCACATACCATTTATTCTCAATACCTAAGTTGACGGCAACACCTGCTAATGAAATGGTGTTGTCAATAATCACATCTTGCAAACCAGGCATGGATTGCATATGCATTTGTCCCCAACGTTTTCCTGTTTCACCTAAATCAAATGTAGATGTTTGATCAGGCATTAAGTCTGACGTGATGTCTCCATCAAAACTCAAAGAATCTTCTGCGCCATCTCCACCAATGAATATATTTCCGTCAAATGAAATATCTCCTGTT